CCGGAGTCCATGCCAGTCGTGGGCCTAAGAAACCCGCGCCGCGCCACTCAGGCGTGAGGGGAGGTTCAGGCAATGTTGGCCCTAAAGCGCAGAAAGGGAGCCAGAACGAACCCCGCCGACAAGGAGTTGTTGCTGGGAAGAAGGCCCAGCCCGTGCACGGTCAAATTGCACGTAGCCCGTCGCAAGACGCGCGAAAGCTAAATCCTTCCAACTCGGGGACTTCCACCCCGACGGGGAAACCCGGAAACAAAAGTGCGGGAAACGCCGATGCGGGTCGGAGTCATCAAACGACCCTACACACAAAGCATCGATGGTCACGAGCCGACTTGTGGAACATGAGCCACAACGACGCGATGGAGCGGATACTGGCTTTACAAGCGCTAGTCGAGAAGTTGCAACGCGAAAAGAAGGAGCTGCTACTCGAAAAGAGACTTGCACGTTCAACAGGCAAGTACGGCGCCACCATGCCCACTGGGAAAAAGGCCCAGAGTGTTATCAATCTTGGGCCAACAAGGTCCACTCCAACGAGCGAATTGTCTCAGCCTTCAACAAGGAGCGAAGACAGCAGGAAACCTGGAACCAACGAACCCGATGTCCTGGATGTCATGGCCCCATCTACAAGGGCAGTGAGCAACCATTCCATCACCGGTCAGGATGGATTGGCGAATCCCGCAGTATCTACTGTTACCGCTGTTACCAGTTCTTCGCAGACTGGTGTAGCCCTGGAATCCAACAAAACAGTTAAAGATACAGCAGTAGTGGCGCCCCCAGCCATGGCGCGCCACGCTCCCCGAACGAAAGGGGCGTCCTTCATGGCTACATCGAAAGCCGGTCCCGTAATACAGAGTGATAAGCCCCTCTTGAGCGCGACCGGCAGTGCCATACGGAATGGCATTTTGCCACGCACAACGAAACGTGAGATTCGCAGGGATGCCTGCACTGTTGCTGATCCTGAGTTGGTTAGCTACCTACGCAATAGGTTCGCGTTCAAACCAAGAACTAGCGACATGTGGGATCTCATGCATGTCAAGCTCACGAAACACCTTGAAACCCATGATCTAACACAGTTCACTGAAACTGAGATTTACAATCTGTCGATCATGGCTGTTGCAGCGGCAATACCCATCCCTGAGGCTGAGCAGCGAGTGCGGGCTGCAATGAAGGACAAAGCGACCTTGGAAGAAATGGAGAAACATCGTTTGTGCTTCCAAGAAGGTATGGTGGGCAAGACCGGTGCGGTATTCAAAACGCAGTATCGCATGCCACCGAAGACCAAATAGGAAATCCGCACCCTACCAGCAGTTTGTGTTAAATATCGTCCCGGCACAAACAAAACACTACCAGGGAGCTGGGTTAACGCTAGGGAATGCGAATGTAAATGCTCGCGCAAATCCACCAAGTTGTTCGATTACACTTTAGAACAGCTAAACCAAACATTTGTTTGGACTCACAAAAGTTGCGTGTGCAATGAGTTGGTGGCTCTCACGCAACGACACCAATTGGACAGCGGTATGCGCTATAGTTCCACTCGGAATTTGGCTAAGTGGCTCATACCCCTGTCAACTGCCCTTGAAACTTGTAGTGAGGACACTATAATAGCTTATAGTGCAAGTAACAAGCGCAAACTCCTGATTGCCGCGAAGGAAAGTCTCGAAGCCAAGCCAATCGAAAAATCGGATGCACGTGTCAAAATGTTTTTGAAAGCTGATAAGGCCCATGCGTCCAACGATGACATCGTCGACTATGGCGCTCCGAGATGTATACAGTACCGCAACAAACGCTACTGTCTTAGGCTTGCCACATATTTACATCCAGTGGAAGCTTCTGTGTACAGGAAATTGGATTGCTCAGGCACTCCGATATTTGCAAAGAGTCGCAACCTAACACAGCGTGGCACTGACTTACGAGCGAAGTATGAACACTTCATCAACCCAACTATTATCTGCATAGATCACAGTAAGTTCGACGCCCACGTGGGTGTTGAGCTATTACGCCTGGAGCACAACTTCTATAAGTCGTGTTTTCCCCCTGAGGAACAACGTGAACTACATCAGTTACTTAGTTGGCAAATAACAAACAAAGGTTACACCAAGAATAATACCCATTATAAAACTCGGGGCACTCGTATGTCCGGAGACCAAAATACCGGGTTGGGTAACTCCATCATCAACTATGCTCTACTCAGGGACTATGTGGCAGCACATGGTTGGAGAGCTTGTTATTATGTGGATGGAGATGATAGTGTTGTTATTGTTGAGGGTGATGTAACACCAACAGCCACATACTTTGCACAATTCGGCATGAATACCAAATTGGAAACCGTCACCAAACATTTCCGACGAATCGACTTCTGCCAAACACGACCCGTCTTCGATGGTGTACAGTGGCGGATGGTGCGTAACCCATGGAGAATGATAGCAAGAATCCAATGGGCCATACAGGCGCCGTCCATAAAACAGAAACGCAAATATCTTCGGTCCGTCGGGTTGTGTGAAATGTCACTGGGACTCGGTTTACCAATTGGGCAATACATCGGACAAACATTGAGCCGAGTGGGTCAGGGGTACATGGTGACTAATAATCACCGTCGTGCCATGATGGAAAACATACGACCCTGCAAAGTGCGACTAATAGAACCATCAAGCATCGCACGTATGGAGTACCAAGATACGTGGGGGATCTCCATAGCAGACCAACTACTCATTGAGAAAAC